GGCTACGCCACCACGAGTAAATTCTCGAGCACATAAGCTTTTGCGGGATTGTGAAAGCCCGAAGTAGAAAGAGTCCTGCCTTTCTGCCGTTTGCAATTTACAGTTACGTCATTTAAGAAGTCAGCTGCTAGGGAAGGGGTCGCGAAGCCCTATTCCAATCAAGTAACTAATTGGTGCTGTCCCGTTGAGTATTATGTCATTAAGAAGAGTGTTTAATAAGATGGACTGACTTGATCAATAAAGAGAAGTGAATACGAAATCGCCGTTGGAAGGGTTGCAGCGCCAAAGACTAGTTTAGGACTAGTCCCATCACCTGCATCAGTAATGGACCAAGTTTGAACTGAAACAAACGTTGGGCTACTAACTCCGTCAGCTGGCAGATTCAAACTATTAGCACCGCCCAAGAAAATTGGGCCTACAACTAAACCGTTAGAACCTGTGTAGGTGGGCTTGGCTATTACAGCAGCAGTCCCGTTAATTATGTAAGTTAACTTGATAGTCATTCCAATCAATGCACGACTAAACGTGATCGATTGGGTAGCACTCGCAAAAGTGATCAAATTAGGATACAAAGTCGAGCCTGCAACAAAAACAGACCAAGTCGCCCCGAGGGGCGCAGCATTAGTAACCGTATTCAAAACCGTTTGAAAGGCGAGATTTGCTTTACCAGTGACACCTGCAAAGACCTGAGATCTCATTAAAGTAATGTCAAAGGACATCCAAAGCTCACCAACAACTTGGCTAGCAGTACAACCTGCGGTAGCAATCTGAAAGTTACACAGATCATAGAATCTAGCATCAGAAGTCCCGAGACCAGTATTACGAGTATAAAGGGCCTTCATGGGACGCTGATTAACATTACATTCTATGGGATGAATAAGATTCTGTGAACATACAGAACTGCAAGCGAAATCTGAATTCTCCATTTCCACTTTAGAGTTGTAAACTGCATCAACAGGGTCATAGTCACTTGCCATGACTACAGTACCCAAAGAAGCAGTTCCACCTCCAAATTCTGAAGATTCAGTTTTAAAGCAAAACACAATACCATG